AGGCGGTATCTCTGGAGATGGAAGCGGCCCCGCGCCCACCGGGCAGGAAAATCCACCGCTGCGGGGCGGCGCCGGATATGGGGCCTTGCAGCGGGTTATCAACCAGACGGGAGAAGTCCCGCAGGAAAGGGGGGCCTGATACATGGCTCTGTCGAAATTTGAGAAGGACATGGCGATCATCTCCGCTCTGGACGATGAACCGAACGACGTGGGCGGCCTGACGGCTGCGGAGCTGAAAGCCAAATTTGACGAGGGCGGTCAGGCCATCAAACAGTTTTTGAATGAGACGCTGACACCGCAGATTGACTCCGAAAAGGCTGGCCGTGATGAATTGGAAGGGCTTGTCCTGGGGCAGATTCCGGATGGAACAATCACCGTTGAAAAGATGGCTCCATCGTTCTTTACGTCCATTCTGACCCCTCAAATCCAAGTAACCTACAACGGAGGTGTTTAAATGGCACAGCAGTTAGGGCAGGTGGCCGTCGGCACACTGGTAAAGCTCAATGAGAATGGTTCCCCGGTGGAATTCTATGTGGCGAAGCATGATTACGAGAGCGGTTTAAACGGAGCCGGACGGACGCTGTTAGTGCGGAAGGAATGCTATGATAATCGGGTATGGAATAGCGTTCAGGTAAATACATACGCCTCTAGCGCACTTGATAGCTGGCTCAACAGCGATTACAAGAATCTTCTGGACTCTGATTTTCTGACGGTAATTGGGACCACAAAATTTCAATATACCATTGGTTACGGAGATAAAACATTAAGCACATTAGAACGAGCGATTTTTCAACTTTCCAGAACAGAGCTTGGATTTACGCTCCCGGCTGATGCAAATTTTGAGGGAAATATTCTTCCTATCGCATCGATTTTGCAAAAAGCTTTTTTGAACGGGGAAACGAATTCGCAATGGACTCGAACACCAAATACATCTTATCTCACATCTGCCTTTTTTGTATATGCAGGTGGAAGTTCTGATTCGACTGGCGTTACTGCAGAAGCTGGCAGCCGCCCCGCTTTTACCGTCCCTTCCACATTGAGCGTAACTGACGATGGGACACTCTCTCTGGCGTCTGCTCCTCCACATGCGATAACTGTCCCTGTTCAAGCTATGCAGGGCAAACAGCTTGCAGTCTCCTGGTCTGCTGTGGACGGCGCTGACGGCTACATTCTGGAGCGCAAAGCAAACACGGACGCTGACTGGGTGCAGGTGTATTCTGGAGCCGATTTGACTTTTTCTGAAACTGCCGGGACCTGGGAATCGGTTCAGTATCGGGTAAAGTCTGGCGCCAATGGAAAATATGGCGAATATACAATCAGTTCCCTTGTTGATGTAGTTCCTGTTTCCATTCTGGTAATTTCCGGGTCCGATGGCAGCTTGGGCACTCTCACAAATGATGTGCAGTATGTGGTGTCCTCCAGCG